ATATGGCACGATTGATATATCTTCTTTTCTTTTCTTGATGCTACACCAATTCTTGTTAAAGTCTCACGGACTTTTAAGAAATCATCAGGTTCATTAAGTGTTACCTCCACCATTTGTTCTGGTGTCCACTTAACCACAGGCTCTTGAACCACGCTCATTGTCTTCCTCCAGTTTCAAACTTAGATCTTATAAAATTAATTTGGTCTTTTGTTAGGATTCGCAGAGCTTGTTTTGCCTTTTCGTTACTATAACCATAATAACGTTTTACCAAGTCAAGGTCTTTAATCTCATCTTTACGGAGCCAAGGAGCATACCTCTTCTTAACTCTCAGACTATTTAGTAAAAAATCATATTGAATCTTCTTTGGTAAAAAATGATACTTATTCATCTCATTAGCAAACATCACAGAATCAAGATGTCCTGAATAAATGCGATTAATTACATATGGAGAATAATCCTTTTCAATAGAAGGATCTTCATCAATCAAATTTTTCTTATTTTGATTGATAGAATTTAACCAATTTTTTAATTCCAATGTCGAATCACCCCTGCAATAATAAAACAATTAGTAATGAGATAAGATAAGAAAATAATAGAACGTACCAAAACAACGTGATTGTCGTATCGTTTAGTTCTTTCATCAGCAAAGCTACCCAGTGCATACTTCCATATCCTCCATAGTTTAAACATTATAATTCAATAAAAGCAATTCTTTACGTTGTTGTTGATCTCTCATATACTCACCAACAGAACGCATAGTATATGTCAAATTAAATTCTGCAGCAGTCCAATCTTTAAATCTATCTTTAACTAACTGTGATGAATTATAACTCACCATCATACTTACATCCTCTTTAGCACAATCTTCTGCAAACTTATCATGATCAAACTTCTTATGCATTGATCCTTTCTTACCATAAAGATTATCTTTAATATCATAAGGAGGATCTAAGTACATAAACAATCCATCATGAATATCCGTCCTAAAACAATACTCATAAGAATAAGAATTAATATGCCAGTTCGATATTATTTCTGAATACTCTGGTAACTTTTCAATACCACGGAAGGAGAAGTTTGAATCTGATGCTTGTTTTGAGAACGAGGAAGACTCAGTGAGACCAGAGAAACTACACTTATTAACAATATAAAAAGCAACTGCCCTTTCGAGATCTGTTTTTGTACTGTCATTAATAATTTCCTTTGATTCATTAAAAAGATTCCTTGCAGAATCTGGATTTGGATGAGCAGTTTTAAGATTAAATAAGTCTTTACTTAATTCCTCACCAAACATCTGAAGATTAATCCAGAAATTTATTAGAGGTTCATAAAGATCATTAACAGTAATCTTTAGATGAGGATACATCTTGCTAATGTATATCGCAACACTTCCACCACCCAAAAATGGTTCACGATATTCTACATAATCTCTAAGTTCTGGAAAGAATTGTCCCATCTTAGTACAAGCACGGGATTTCCCTCCAGGATAACGTAAGGGTGTTTTCAATGATTTCATTTCGGTAACTTCCGATTAAAATTCCAATAATCAAATTTTTGCCACATATAGTATACACCAATTAATGTTCTTTTGACAAACTCATCAAGAAATATTAAAGAAACAAAAAAACAATCCTCTAAAGTATCAGGTATCTTCATAATTTAATTCCAATTGAATTTCAGTATCAAATTTATTATAAGTTGTTCCGTGTAAAGCACAATACTCATTAAAAGTAATCATCATTTCTTTACGAGTAAGATTACAATGTTTTGCTGCCCGTGGAACATTCCATTTTGCACAGAACAACATTTCCATTGCTGTTCTAGTTTCTGGTCTCATTAATAAAATCTTTCATAGGAATTACCACCAACTTGTACTTCAATAGTATCAAAGATTCTATTTAATGAACGGGCAAATTGTCTATATCCAGAACCAACATACATTTGTCCTACAAATACAGATACAGTAGCAAGACCCCAAAAGATATAATAAAATTTAGACTTGACTTGATTTCTTTGTTTTTCTTTAGTGATCATAATAATTTCATTTTATAATTTCCATTATAGCATAGTAAACAACAGTTCCAGAAACTATGCCACTTAATAATAGCACAATTCCTAGAAAACCGAAACAGTCTAATTTAAACTGCTTCTTATTCTTCACTCAAATCCTTTAAAGTAAATATACTATAAAGTTCTAATCCTGCCAATTTCATAGCAGTTGTTGCCTCATCATTTTCTTGTCTATCAACAATAGAAACAACACGTTCTACCTTATATCCAGCATCACGAAGTCTTTTCACAGCTTTAATAGCAGAACCACCTGTAGTAATTACATCTTCTAAAACTGTTATCTTAGAACCTTCTGGTAACTCAGGACCCTCTATCCATGCACCTGTACCATGTCCCTTTGGTTCCTTACGGACAATTAAACCATCAACTAGTCTTTTATCTAAACCAGCAACAACTGCGACTCCAGAGACTATAGGATCTGCACCAAGAGTAAGTCCTCCTACTGCTACAGAATCTCTTTCTACATGTTCCAATAACATTACACTAGCAAGAGTCAATCCCCTTCCATTCAATGTAACTGGTTTACAGTTTACATAATGCTCACTGGTTTTACCAGAAGAAAGTTTAAACTCTCCTTTCTTATAAGCATTTTCTTTTAATAGTTTTAATAATTCTTCTTTCATAATTTATCAAACTCATAGATTACATTATCACCCCATACAACTTGACCGTCTTTCCAACCTTGGTCTTTGCTTCTATAGGTTTTACCATTAAATTCTACCATACTTTTAACAATACCGCCACCCACAATACATTTATCTGTGGAAACTTTCCCAGTATAATAATCTCCTTCTTTGGTAAATATCATATCACAACAAGGATTATGTTCTTTCCAATCAATATCCCAATTCTCAACTATTAAATCATCAGTAACACGATGCCACCGATGCCTATAAGGTTTATCTTCACCTTCATGATGATACCATTGTGTTGATGTTAATTCATTATCAGCAATACGTTTCCATCTAATATGACAGTGTGAATACTTGGTAGGGTTAGATGCTGCTTGTTTCCAATTATCATAAAACCCTTCTAAGGTATCACAAAAATTATTTGAATTCACACTCCACCATGATTTCAGTAAGACATGCCAGCATATTTATTTCTTGATCTGCTACAAATGCCATTTGGTACTGATACTTAGCAATGACAAGAACAGCAGCAGGAATAGTATTAGGAACCAAGGATTCGTAAAGAGAATCGTAAATACGGCGAAACAATACAGAAGTATCATTGTCCATATTATTGTTGACCCACTTACGTACTTCAGGAAAGTTTTTTGCCTTAAGGTTTTTAATAAGATCATCGACTGCTACATCTGAAAATGCTGCTAATATTCCACTATCTATCTTACCACTAACAGAGTATCTTTGACACTCATTTAATACTCTCCTCCAATCAGGGAAATGTTTATTAATAACTTCAGCAAGTACTTTCTTATCAAACTCAATCCTTTCTTGTTCTAAGATATGGACAAGTCTATTAAAAAATTCTATCGCAATCTTTTGCTTATGTTTAGACTGAACACCGAACTCAACCACAACGCATCTCGAATGGAGGGGTTCAATGATTTTATTTTTGTAATTGCAAGTGAAAATGAATCTGCAGTTTCTGGAGAACTCCTCAATAGACGCTCTAAGGAGGAGTTGTACGTCGGAAGTGGTATTGTCTGCTTCATCGATGATGATGACTTTATGTTTCGACTCGCTTGTAAGAGAGACTGTAGATGCGAAGTTTTTGGCGTTCGTCCTAACAGTGTCAAGAAACCTGCCTTCATCCGATCCATTAATGACATAATAGTCTACTCCCAACTCTTTACAGAGTGCTTTTGCTACCGTAGTCTTACCTACACCAGGAGGTCCAGCAAGAAGCATATTCGGTATTTCACCCTTATTTAGAAAATCACTAAAGGTTTTCTTAATATTCTCTGGAAGAATACAATCGTCAATCTTCTGGGGGCGATATTTTTCAACCCAGATAAAGTCACTCATTCTTTAAGTTTATTCAAAATGTTTCTATATGCTTCTACTATATCACCTTTATCGTTTCTAAACAAGTCCTTATCAAAACTTTCTCGTGTTCCTGTCTTCCACAATCTACAACTATCAGGACTTATCTCATCAGCAAGTAATAAATTACCTTCACTATCATCACCAAATTCTACTTTAAAATCAACCAAATCAAAACCAATATCATAAAATATTTTTATTAATTCTTTATTAATTGCCAGAGCTGAAGGGATAAATTCTTCTGCATCATATCCCATCAACTTCATACGATCGTATGTAAGAAGTGGATCATCTTTACTATCATCCTTTAAATGAAATTCAACCAGAGGTGTCATAAACAACTTACCCTCTGGTATTGTAGTTTGTCTGCAGATAGAACCAGCAGAAATATTTCTAACTATAACTTCAAGTGGAACAATGTTAACCCTCTTACAAGACATTGCCTTGTGAGTTGGCATACCTATGTAATGAGTTTTAATCCCTGCTTTCTCCAACTTTTTAAATATAATTGAAGAAATTTCACAACAGATAGCACCCTTATTTTCAAAATAGTCTTCCTTCTCACCATTTCCAGCAGTAACTTTGTCCTCATATTGTATGATAACTTTATCTGGTTCATCTGTAGGAAAGACAGTTTTTACCTTACCTTGAATAATTTCCATTACTCAAAAGTAGAATCAGGTTCTAGTGCTATGTAATACTTTAAATTATAAGTACTATTGGAAAATTTAGATAGAAGTTTAGATGATACAACTACATCATAATCACCAGGAATAATCTTAATATTTTCAACTTTAAAATTAAAAGTAAATTCCTTATCAGTTTCACCAACAATAACAGTAAATTGATTAGATGTATCGTTCTTCTTATCACGAACAACAAGTTTAACTACACCTGCCTCACCAATAACAGACAAATCTGGTAATTGATAAATTCCTGCTGCTTTAAGTAGTTTATCCAAAGATGTAGTTTCTAACTTAAAATGTACATCCTCAGAAGGAAGTGTTATATCCTTCTCTGGTGGGGAAATAATTACAGCAGGATCTGCATAGAAATACTTTGATCTACGATTACCTTCCTTAATAGAAAGATAAGAGTCTGGAGAAAAATCCAAATCAGCATCCTGATGTAAGAATTTTAATGCATTAAGAAATTGATTTAAATCATAAATTCCAAATTCACGAGGAAAATCTTCTTCTACATTTGCTTC